TGAGGGTTTTGATGAGATAGACGGATTCTTAGAAACTTTCTATGAATGGTGTGACCATAATAATATTGATATAGAATTTAATGAGGAGGAAGAATAATGCGACTACAAACAACATTAGAAAAAATATATTTAGATAATAAAAACATGGGTACCAGTGTATGGAATGATTTTGACGAGATAGCACACATAAATTCTGCACAAACTCCTATTGACTTTAGCAAGTATGGATACACGGAGTTTTGTATGATGAGTGAACTATTAAGTTTGTTTGATACATGGGGATATCAAGACATAACAGACGCTATTGAAGAAATTGAAGAACTATTTAATGACGAAGAGATTTTTACGAGTGGTTTAAACAAGGAGGAGAAGTAATGGCTATAACAAAAGATAAACTATATACATTATTAGATACAGTACAAAAAGATTTTCTTATTGTAGAAGAAAATGGTAACGAGATAACCATTCAATTTGATGTAAGAGGGGAAGAATAATGTTCGCAGTATCAACTAAAGAATGTATACATTGTAGGCAGACGGGAACAGTTATGGTGGAGCCAGAGAAGTACATAGAATTTACTCAAACACCTAAACACCTACGAAGATTAATACAGGATATATTTCCAGAACATAGCAGAGGACAACGAGAGCAGCTGCTTACAGGAGTCCACCCAGAGTGCTTTGATGAAATGTTTCAAGGCGAGGGCGAATAGTAGTTTAAACAAGCATTACGGATTTGGAATAGAGATGCAAGAGAGCTGCATACAGGTTAATTCATAACCTTATTGAACACCACTTCCACTTCTAAAAAAATAATACAGGACGATATTAAGAAAAATAGTCTGTGTTATTGTAAATCTATGGTAACATGAAAGTAACACTTTACATAGGAGATTCTATGAAGTACAGAGTAGTCAGTCTTTCCATATATGGAGGCAGCACATACTTTGATTATGAAACTAAGCAAAAGGCTTTAGAAAAAGTCAGGGAATTAAAAGACCCTAACACAGGCTCAGCTTTCATAGTCAAACTTTTAGACTATACAACTATATAAACCTAACACAAACAAAAAAAAGGAGGAATTGTGTCAGATAATAATATATTCTCGGAGCCAAAACAATTAAAGAAGTGGGCTATACAAGTTGCAGACGCTTGTGGAGGACAAAGACTAGAGAAAGGACCCTTAATATCTGCTTTAGATACAAGGAAACTAGACATTTTAGTTGCAGAATTTGTCTTAGCTTACAACTATCATTACGAAATATTACAAGAACAGACTACAAAATTTAATGAACATCAAAAGAAAGAGGAAGAATGACAACGCACACATGGATTAATAACAAACATTATCTTAATGGTGTACCAAAATGGGATAATGTAGAGATAGATGAAATTGAAGTTGTACAAATACAACAACAATTAAGCTCCGTATCAGAACAAATAGCCAACAAGAGAAATGGTTTGTTAGTCCTTACTAATCAAAGAAAACAATTAGTAAACATTGCTTACAAGAAAGGTATATCAGCAATTAACATAGGTAAACTACTTTCTATAACTAGACAAAGTGTATACGAATTAATAGACAATCAGGAGGAAGAATAAAGTGGAAGAAAAAACAAGAAAAATATTACACGCACCATTTCCAAAAGAGGTAGTGCAAGACCCACCAAAGGGCAAGTTTGGTAAATTTGTTAATCATGCAGTCTATGTTGAAAGACTAAGAGACGCAAAAGTAGATTATTCTTGGGAGTTTGAACCAGTAATAATTGATAACAAAGTTATTGGAGCAATAGGCAAATTGACAATAGAGGGAAATGTTTATCAAGGAGCAGGAGATGTTGAGGGTCCTGCACTTGCAAGAGCTACCCTAGGAGAATGTTTAAAATTAGCAGAGAGTGACGCTTTTAAAAGAGCATCAATGAGAGCAGCCATAGGCGTAGAGTTATGGTCAGGAACAGATGATTACTATGATGATAGTTTAAACAAGGACACAAAACCTAAGATAACTAAGGACAAAGCAGAAACCAGTGCCTTAGAAAAAGCAAAAAAAGATTTTGCTAAGGATGTTGAAGAACAACCTAACAATGCACAACAACTTAATACTTTTATGACTGCAACCATAAGCAACGAAGTTACAAGAGCAGCTAGTAAAAGAGATGTGTATGCAGATGTTGTTAGTAAAGGATTCCCAGAAGAAGTAGAAGATTGGGACGACAAACAAATAGAGATATTTAAGGACCTTGTATTTGAAACATACAATAATACTAATAAGACTAGCGAAGTCGAAATGGTTGAGGAAATATTTGGCGAGGTAAAAGACCTTACACAGAATTGTCCAGAGTGTGGTAAGTCAGAATACATAGAAGATAATAGACAAAAGAAAAATGATGAACCAGACAAGTATGGAAAAATACCGTCTTGGTCTTGCTCTAATTATAAAGACAATGATGGTTGTGGTTGGACTGGATGGGGCGACACAGATTGTCCAACAGAGTGGCTTTAGAACCAATAGGCGAATCATTTAAAATAGATGAACTAAAGGAAAGACTTAAAAAAAGATTTCCTAATCACAATTTCAATGTACCTGCACCACCAGATACAAAATGTAAATCGCCTTATCTCTGTAAAACTAATGACATAAAGTATCGTGATAGTGACGGCAATGAGTATTGTGGGTTACGGTTTAAACAAACAGACGAAAATAATCATTATATATGGGAGTGGAAAGTTTGTCATGCAATGATACACCAAGCTAAACCAGTGTTTAAACAAGATGACATCCCATTCTAATTGCAATGTTAAGCAGTGTGTGGATTGTCGAGGACGGCAAATTGCATTAAAGCTGCAGAGTCTTATGGCTCTTGTAGAGTTCGGATACAATGGTCACGAACCTTGTATGGTCTGTGGTAACAAATACAGTAAACATATTGATAAGTTGCCGTGTGAATCAGATGTAAAACAAAAAGTAATAGTAAAAAGGAGTAGGTGGGATAAATGAAATTCACAAATAGTTGGAAAGAAAGACAATCAGTACCAGATATGGCTGATGAATGTATGCAAAAGTATTTTAAAAAGAATAACTTAATAGAGGGTGAAGATTGGATGAAGTTAGGACCAGACCCTAAGCTCACACCTAACATGAAAAAAATGTGGATAGCATTACAAATAATATTGGTTCCAGATTATGTCTTTGTTATTAAAGACAAACTATATATAGCAGAAGTTAAAGGTACTTTGAAATTTAAAGGAAGTGACTTCCAACATCTATCAGAGATGTACAAAAAAGCTAAACCATACTCAAATGTTAGAGTAGGTATAACTTATTTTGCTCATCCTGATGCTGAACCAGTGTGGTTATCATACACAAAGGTATCAACACAATGGAATGACGAAAGAATACCTATGAAGTTTTATCCAGAGTTAGATTTTTTAGGAAATAAAAAACCGTACAAGATATTACTAAACAATTAAAAGCCTACAAACACTAAGGTTTTACACCTGCGAGGATGCTCTCAAACACGAGCAATAATCTTAGTGTCACTATGTGTTATAAGATTCTAAGGTTATCCCATCCTTTTTTGTTTATTGTGTATGTAAGAACACCAGGATGTGACCACATACCAGACCGAGCAGTAAAATCTATACTCTTGTCCAATGATGGCGACTGAAACCATGTTCTATCTCCCTGCTGCTTCGCTCTGAAGTGATGATAGTGACCAGTATTAAGTATCTGACATTCACCTGCAGGTAGAAAGCCATACATCTGACCCTTCCACCAGTTCTCTACTTTAGCTTCTGCGTTGCCTCCACCACCAGACATGTGTCCATGCGTAAACCCAGTCTTGATTCCTTTTATGTCTAACACTTGATGAAAACCAGTAGCTACATTGACTGTAACTTTACTGTATCTTTCTGGGTTAGCCTCCATAATCTCACCACAAATATCTAAGTGCATAGTATCCGAGTTGTCTAATCGGGATGTAGTTACCTGACCTTTACCAGACCTTGACATCTCACCATGATTTCCTGGTACTCCTGCGAGTACTAACTTATCAGCATGAGGTAGGAATGTATCGATAGTTTTCATAACTAAACTTCTTGCTAATGCAAACTGTTCAATTAGTGATAGCTCTATGTTGTGTGGTTGTGAGTCGTAGAATCCATAACAGTTTTCAGTGAGGTCACCTAATCCTACCATGTATATCTCGTCTATCTTTACACCTGACTTACGCAACTCTTTAATTCTATTGACTGAATCTTGTAAAGCTACATCATATCTCTTGATTGTATTCTCAACTCCAAAGTCTTTCTTTCCTAGTTGCCAGTCAGCCATCATAAACATAAAGGCAGTGTCACCACCTAATGTTTTTGTTTTTAATGGTGTTTTTTTCTTAGCATGTTTAAACAACTCTTGAAAATATTTGTCGTGACCTGGTGATTTATGTTTTACTATTCCTTTAAAAGCAAAGAATGTCTCTACTTGACCACCCTTAAGTTGGGTATTCCATGATGATGCACGAACTGTGCCTACAATCTCATACTTTTTAGGGTCAAATCCCCAGTCTTTAAGTATCTCATCATATTTATTGTGATAGTTTGGGTCAGTACCTACATGAGTAAGTTCACCCATACCAGTTTGTGGATTGATGTCATAGCCAGGCATCCATCCTGATTTATAGAAATTATTACCTAGTTGTTCACTAGTATATTTCTTTTTCTTAGGCATACTAGCCTCCTTTAGCCCTGTAAGCTATTTAGTTTTATTTGCTAATTGAAGAGTTACCACCAATTTGTTTTTTGGCGTAAGTCTTTATTACAGCTAAAGCTGCACCACCACCTGCAAGAGCAGCCAACTGAAGTACTCCAGCGTCTATTCCTACTAATGGGGCTACTGTTAAAGCACCGATGAACGCTTCAATGAAGGTCCAACCAGTTCTTTCTAACATATCTTTGAGTTCTTCACTCATATATATCTCCTAATTTATTAATCTACCTTTAATCATAGCATTAGTTTTAATGACATTTCCGTTAATTTCTTGTAATTTATCATAAACAGTACCTGCTAATATCAAATGGTCTTTAGCTTTATTGTCTATTGTTTTATTTTCTAACAAATCGTTTATAAGTATGTATTCAATAGTGACTTTCTTGCCTTGTAGTAGTTGATTTGCTACTTTAGCATACATTTTTTTGTACGCTACAGCACTTGAACCGATGAAGCCGTCCTTAGATACATCTAAATCTTGCTGTGTTTCACCAACTATAAGACAACCACTGGTGTGTTCATCTGTATTCCCCGTATGAATCAGAATATAAGTAAAGTTAGGTACATCTTGTATGTGTAACATACCATAGTGTGCGTTCTTGTATCTCTCTGTGTACTTAGCGTGGAATCCACCAGTCTTTCTAAACTCTATTGCGTATTCACCTTCAGGTATGCAGGTCTCATGCATAACTTTGACTGCTTGGTACTGGTCTTCTAATGTATAACACTCAAAGATTCCATCAATAAACAGCAAACCATTGGTCGCATCTTTTCCTAGCTGAGTTCTAACTACTTGGAGTTTCATCTTTACTTTCCCATGCTTCATTGTCTGCAGTAGTTATATCATCTGATACGAACTTACCTTTTTCATCTCTTGCTCTGACTTCTCCATCTTTATTTGCGTTAAGAT